TGCAACCACCACCACAATCGCTAGAATAGGTGTTACTGACTTGTTGAGCAGAGGGGTGTTCTCGCTCGTCGCTAGGGCTGCTTCATTCTTACGGGCAGAATCACGGTCAGCCATATCCAACTTTGCATACTCTAACTCTAGTTCAGCTAACTTCTGAGCCGCCTGTGGATCGCCAGCAATAGCTTTAGCAACTGACTCCACAGAATCAGCAACACCAAACTTGTTAGCCAAAGCGGTAACAGCCATACCACCCAAAGGACCTGCCACAGCAGTCGCCAATGAAGGGGCCAAGCCCTTGAGTAAACCAAATAATTCATTCATTTATTTCTCCAACAAATTTCAGCTTGTTTCTTATAGTAGTCAGCACGTTTGTCATGCTCACGCACAAACCAAGACGCGCAAATTACCACCACAGCGATAAGTATGGTGACAACTACCATAACAGCAATCTCCCATATCAGTATCCCCATCTCCATTCCCTGTCATACTCAACCAACCAAGTTAAAGACCAAACAGAAATGTACACATAAACCGCTGCAATCAGTATTGCTATGTATATATGTACTTTATCTTTGATCCTTCGTATTTTTTCTTGCCTCTTTAATTGCTCTTGTCTCTCAGCTTCTTGTTGTAGTTTAGTTATTGCTTTGGCTTCTTCAATCAGCTTGTCACGCTCTGCTTGTATCTCAACCCACAAGTCAGGCATACCCAATTCGTATCTAACCATGTGTTCTAAGTCTTTGTAATACTGTCTGATCTGACGGACATGCATTACATTGTCTATGGCTTGCAGGGTTACATTCTTTACCTTACCCTGCTTGGCTAACTCTTTAGTCTCTTCAGTCTTCTTCTGATAGTCTTCTTCTAACTGGCTTTGACCGTGAAAGAATTTCGAGAGTAACCCACCGACCTCACCAGCGATACCTGCAACCTCGCCACCAGTCCTCTTGATGTCTTGGTACGCTTCAACTGCCGACTTGATTCCTTCGTAGGCAAGTTTGCATCCTGCGAAGATGAGGGTGGGTTCAATCTTTCACCTCTTTGTAGATTTGGTATAGCTTTAAACCAATCATCAGAATCGTGTATATCAGAGTAGCCCAAAGGACTAGTTCACTGATCTGATAACCATATACGGTCGCCAAGGATACTCCTACTGGAGGTGCTACTTTGGCTGCAATAGCCCCTACGGTTTCGTCTTGATGTGTCATGATTATCTCGATGGTGGAACTGAACGATATGGGCTATTACTAGAAGATGACATCTTGGCTAACTCTTCTTGTAAAACTTTCTTGTATTGCGGGTCATTAGTAGATTGTAATTTTTGTTCTAGTTCTCTACGGTATACAGGATTACCAGCAGTTACATATCCTGTTCCAAGACGGCCCATTTCTTCTGCTTTATTAGTAAGTATGTCAGGAGAAAACCCAATATCTTTAATTGCATTAGCTGCTTTAGCCATTGCCGCCTGTCCTTTTTCTGAACCAGCTAATCCAAGTGCCGTAGCCATAAGTGCAAGAGATCCCATGCCACCTAAAGAAGCATTGCCTTTAATGTATTCAGGAATAAACTTTGGTGTACCGCCAGAACCGCCTGGCTTTACTCCTATTGATGCTGGTTTTTCTGGACGTTTTGCAGCGCTCCAATCTTTCATCATTTGGTCGTACGATACGTTTTTAGTTCCGTATTGTTCTTCCCAAATCTTTCTAGCCAACTCTGGTGTTTCTACGCCTTTTTGTTCAACATTGCTTGCCACATAATTAAATGCGCCTGGTCCTAACGGATTTGGACCATTAGGATTTTTCTTTGTATTTTTGTTATATTGATTTCTCCAACCCTGAGGAGCGCCTTCTGTTTCAGCTTGCTTTTTAGTATTAGCAAGATCATTTTTAAGTTTGTTTTGTTCAGACTCTTCAACAAGATTAAAGTTATTTGGCTTGTTGTTTATCTTTGTTTTTAAATCAACGGTAGGATTTTCTGGGGTGGGACCAAAAGTTGGTTTAGTAGATACGTCAGCAGGAAACAAGTCACCAACCATACGTGGTTCTTGTCTACCAACAGGACGCTGACTAACATCCATCATCGGCTCGATTGGTGCAGCCGTTTGTGATGGAGCCATAAATCTATCTTTAATAGATTTATAAATTGAAGGCGCTTGAGAAACAGCAGCAGTTCCAGCCAAAGTATATGCAGCAGGTTCTAAAAATTCATAACCATTGCCAATTTGTACATCTGCTTGTGTTGGCTTTGTAGCAACATTAGCTTGTCCATGTTCAGCAATAGTTTGCTTGATAATGCTTTCAGGTATGCCAGCCTCAATAGCTTCTTTACGATAGCTTTCTGCATCAAAGGAAGTGGTCATATATTACTTTCCTTTCGTGTGTTTTTGTATAAGTTCAGCATTACGTTCTTCTGCCCGTCCCCTTTGTGTTGGAACTGGCGTAGCAGGAGCGCCCCTGTTAACAGAACCTTGAGCCACACCAGGTGCGTTTATTGAACTCTCTGCTTCAGGAATGGTAGGAGCAAACTTCTCTGGACGCGCGCGAACAGCAGCTTCTTGTTCTTGGTACTGAGATTTAAGATTTAAATATTCTGGTTGTTTAATAAAACTAGCTTCTAGTTCACCAGCAGTAGGAACTTGTCCATACTTTTCAAACTTTTGCAGTTGTACTTTTCTCCACTCGCCATAAAGCTTTGATGCTTCTGCATTAAATTGTCCAGCAATACCTTGTATCTCTCCACGCTTAAATTGATCAGCAGTTTGAAAAGCAGATGGATTAACCAGAAATGGTAACGTGCCATGATCTTTAATTAACTCAGCCTCTTTAGCAGCAATCTTTCTTGAGTTTTCCAATACAGAATCAAAAATGTCTTTTTGTTCTTTAGTTAATCCACGGTATACAGCAGACTTTTCAGCTTCTGCTTTTGCTTGGCTAAAGTTTTGCTCGTAATTAACATTCTTTGAAAATGTGTTTTGCAAGTTGTTTAACTCAGCCGTACCGTATGTATTGCCTTTATCATCTTTAACGCTTCCATCAGCACCTAAAGACAATGGTAATTTAAAGAACTTTGCTAAGTTTGCAACGTGTGCTTTAGCAGACTTGGTAACACTTTCAGAAACATTCTCACCTTTGTTTCTAGAAAATTGATCAAAAGCATTTTGACCTTCTGCAAGATTTTGGGTAAAACCAACTTGGCGAGAACTTAATCCAGAAAGATATTGCAACGACTCATTGCTTAACCCAGAACCAGATAATGCTTGAAGCCACTTTTCTTGGTTTGCATAAAGAATTTGTTTTTCATTGGAGGCAGCTTCGTAAGCATTCGCACGAGCATTAGATTCATTTAGTTTAGTAGCGTTGTATTTACGTATTTCATCTTGAGTTTTATACCCAAGTGTTTGTGTCATATCAACCATGCCAATACCAATCTTTCCATATTCTTCTCTGGAAATTGGTTGACGCGATATGGCATCTATAACATTTCTTGTGCGACCAAGTTGGTCTTGCCAAACTTCTAAAGCTTGACCATTATTTTTTCCGTAACGTAGTTGTGGAGTAACAACACCACCATCAACATATTTATAAGCTTCCTTGTCGCCCATTAATCGACGGCTAAATGCTTCCCAAAAGCCAGGGGCTTTAATCATGTTTTGTTCGTGTTCTGATGCATATTTTGTTGCATCAGCAATCGCTAGATTACCAGATGGCGTATTAGGGCCACCAGCTTTTGTAATACGATCCGCAAAACTATCAAACGTAGTTTTATTAGCCTCCATGCGTTTTGCAGAGTTAACAGCAGCTTCTTCAATTGGAGAACCTTTTGCAAGTTGAGCGATACGCATCATCTTTGCAGGATCGCTTGACATAGAAGCATTGTCAAACTCTGCTTGCATATCTATAGCTTTAGGCGCAACAACTCTTTCAGAAGCGGATGTTATTCCAGGTTCGGCAGGTGGCACGGCAGATGGCACGGCAGATGGCGGTGGGACAGCTACAGGCCCTGTATTAGGTGCGATTGCTTCTGCCATGTTATCTCCTTACGCCATTAATTTGATCAAAAATACTTGGTTCGTTATTAAAGTCTGGAAGTTTTGGCAATGCAGCAGAATTAGTTGATGGCACAGGCGGGACTGATCCATCTGGTTGAACAGTAGTATCTATGCCTGGGTTCAAAGGAACTGCTGGAGATTGAAAAGTTCGAGCAGCAGGATTCTGCATAGTTTGATCTTGAGGAATAACTGCACCAGGAATACCTTGTCTGTAATTTTGTAATTCTTTTTGATTGGTTGACAATTGAGTACTGCCACCAGTTAAAGCATTAATTAAGCCTCCTATGCCAAAAGCTTTCATGCCTGGATGATCAAGCATATCGGTAATCTTTGGCAGACTGCGCCAACTTTGAAATTCCATCCCAGGGGTATATTTATCAGCCATGATATTTCCTTAAATACTGATACCAGCACTTTTGCCAGATGTTCTAGAACTTTGAGTTCCAGCAAAATTAGGCGTAGTAGAAGCTTGTGGTGTTCCAAAAAGAACAGAAGCATATTTAGCCAAAGTATCTTGTGGCGTACCTGCATAACCAACACGAGCAGCAGCAGCGGTATTAGCAGCACCAAGTTGTTGACCACCCAAAGTAGCCAGTTGATTAGCAGCAGCAGCTTTGTTTGCTTGTACAACAGCACGAGCATTAGCAGCGGCAGTTGCTTGACGTTGTTCTTGCAAACTAGCCAAGTTAGCATTTGCTAAAGCAGAACGAGAAGAGCCTAAACCGCCAGCAGCGCCATAACCAGCATTTTGTTGATTTACTAATTCTCGTCCAGATTCACGCCCCGCCTGAAGTGCGGCATTAACTTGCCCTTCTTCATATTGTGGATCAAACAAAGAAGCCAATCCTTGCGTACCAGTGTTTATTCCACGGATACCAGCATTTTCTAGGGTAGCGCCTGTTCGTCCAGCAACATTACTTGCTGTATTGGCTGCACTTAATGTGGATGGATTAGTCTGGTTATAGACATTGTTAGCCATCCCCAATACTTTTTGATAAGCAGGAAATGCCGTTCCAGTTAAAAAATCTGTTTGTGCGCCAACTAGTCTTTGCTGTTCAGGCGACATCTGAACTTGCGTACTTGAACTACCAGATGATTTACCCATATTAAGCTCCTTTTCCCTTACCGCCAGTATTGGCAGTAGTATTTCTTGAATTATCCCCCATACCTACAGTATTAGGGTATGCATTTGGTTGTCCCATTTGGGGTTGACCAGAAGTTGCTGAGTTAGTTGAAGCGCCTTGAGCGCCTTGAGTTTGACCGCCTTTACCCATCAAAGCATTAAAATTACCAGATGGCGCTTCTCTAGGTGCATAGTCAGTATTAGCATAATTACCACCTTTACCATAAGTTGACATTGGTTGACTGCTGCCACTCATAGATTGATTTGTACCGCCTAGAGTTTGACTTGTACCGCCTTTACCACCGCCAGGCATTGGAGCCTTTTGAGGTGTACCAGCGGCTGGTTGACCATTCATAGGCTGACCGTAAATCAACCCTTGTGTGTTTGGACCGTTATAGGTTTGGGTTTGAGGTTGCCATTGAGAGGCATTGTTTGATAATTCAGTACCAGCAGCGCCAATAAACTGTTGCCGTTGCGCTTCATTAGCCGTAGTGCCACCAAATTGCTTTTCCCAAAACTGCGCTCCAGCCGCATCTGGATTGCGTCCTAATACATTTTGATACAGGTTAGCAATTGAATTAGGTTGACCATTAGGGTCATATGGAGGGGTAGCGCCTGGTGTTTGTACCGCAGGTTGCCCAGCAACAGCAGGTTGTCCAGCAACAGGAGTCTGTCCAGCAGGAGGAGCCTTATAACCCGTCCTAGACAACTCACCAGCAGCCGCCTTTTTAAACATGTCAATAGAATTTTCATCATTAACGTCTAAAGTACGCCAATACTGCGCTCCACCAGCGTCAACTGGTCGGCCTAATACCTGTTGGTATAAATCATTTAGGTCTTTATAAGCCATATTTATCCTTTATTAACCGCACATGTATATGCAAGCAATCATTTTTACTTCAGATTGACTAGCAAAAGTTACAGATTCCCTAGCCTTTGCCACGGTGTATTGATGCACCAGATCATCCGATTGTTTCATACCTTTGCCAATAACAGAACTTGCTGATATTAGGTCGCCAGTTTGAATATCACCACCCATTCCACACACATTAATCTGGCCTTCACCCACAGCGTTTAATGGCATAAAGTTGTATATCCCGCAGGATGTGTAGTAACTAGCTTTCATAGTAGTAACGGTTTTGCCGTCTACTTCAGAAATGCCGTCAATAAAGGCAGAAGGTCTTTGGTCAGCCAATGGGCTAGGTTCTGCACAAACAACTCCAATAACCCCCGATTGATTGGCTGTGGTGCTGTTAGCAACAAGGGCTATGGTTGAGGAAACTCCATTACGCTCAATTATCTGCTGGTCAACAACAATGTCGCCAACAGTAAACGTATTACCAATTGGCACTAATGAATCGTGAGTACCCGTAAACGGGCCATAGTTAGTCCCTGCGCCATCAGCATAGAAGTCATACCCATTGGCAGCACCGACTAGTCCTGAGGTGGTTGTAGAGGCTTTGTAGTTAGCTCCACGCACTCCATGAGCAGCAGAGCCACCAGAACCAGCAGCACTAATGCCACCAATAAAACCTTCTATGTTTCCGTAACTATACGCAACTAGCGGATTGTTAGATGTGTAATAACTGTTTGCAAAGTAACCAACGCCACTAAACAGGTTATCTGCCCAAAGTACACCAGCGCTTGTTATCTCAAAAGCATTGCTACTAGGCGTATGACCAGAACCTATCTTTATAGTGCCGCCATTGATTGAACTTGAATTTAAAGTAATACTGTTAATAGTTCCAGCATTAATAGTTCCAAGATCGGCAGTAATAGCAGATAACTGACCAACTCGAAGGTTAGACAAATAAGGTGTATTCCAATTAGTAGTGTTAGCTACTGGGTCATA